ACTCACAACGGCGAAAGCCGAGGCAAGTTGTACTACACAACTCTCAACACTTACGAGATGAAGTTTGTCTTGGGCAACTTTCAACTCGACGCAGACGGTGTGACGATCATTGCTCGCAACATCGGCGGTCATAATCGATTCAAGTTCATCACAGTCGATCAGATCATCGACTTCGAGCCTGATCAAGCGAAGTGACTATCGCTGTCACAGATTGACAACAACTGCACTACACCGATCTAGTACACTCAACACAAACAGAACAGGAGAACAGCAATGCAACAGTCACCCCATATCCATCACTTCGTCATCTCGTTCGACGCTCGCTCTTTCGAGTGGGAATGGAACACCGACGCAGAAGAACAGTTCTTCACAGAAGGCACAGTCGCCAACGTGAAGTACGAAGACGACATCATGTGGACTTCGGCGTATCTTGGTGCGTCGTACGTCGAGAACGAGACAGCGTTATCGGATTCAGTAACGCACGCAGTCAAAGTCTTGAACGATCTGATCACGAAGAAAGCAAGCACACGAGACTCGATCATTCTGAACTCGATCGAAGAGAACGCTGATGCTCTTGCTGACGCTCTCGTGTCTCATCGAGATTGGTTCGACGAAGACGAGGACTCAGACATCGAGTCAATCAAAGTCATCGACGAGGCTCTGTCAGCACTTCAGCACGTATACGACCGATTCTTACCTGAAAGCGAACCACTCATGAAAGAGATTCAACCTGAGCGCACTCTGCAAGCAGGCTCAGTGCTCACGAACGGTGCGACAGTCGTTGTATGCACGAAGACTCGTGACGCAGTTCCTAGTGACTCGTACGCAACGTATATCGCAGTCTGCGTTCGAGACGGTGAGAACTTCCACGACTACGCCGTGTGGACTGTTATCGATCGACCTGAAGGTTTCGTTGCTGAACACGGCGACTATCGACACACGCTCACAGAGGCGATTGGTTGCTACGAGAATCGACGAGGTGTGCTGTGACTCACAAGCAGACGATCGTCAAAAGACAGACGCTTAGGCGTGAACCTCGCATCGGTAGGTGGCTTGACTACATATGGTGGCTCAACTTCTTCTCGTTCGGTGTCAGCATCGCTATATCTGATGTCACTCGAATCACTCTGATACCTGCGTTCATCTCGATCACAACAGTCGGCGCACTGCAACTGTTCTCAATGAAACACGACGGGGCAGACTCATGATCAGATACAACGTCATCACTCGCACGCTTGACAATGTTGACCGACGATTCGTCGGTGTTGATTACTTCAACCCTGACAACTCGACTGAAGTCTTCACTGCTCTCGTCTCATTGAATGACGATGATTGGCAACTCGAAACAGAAGATACGTATCCTGAATGGTTTGCGTTCGATCAAGAGTATGTCGTGTTCTCTTGTGCGTCTCTCGACGAGTTAGTGAACATGATCTTGAAAGAAGGTGAGTTCGGTGACATGACTCTGCTCGCAATCGATCAAGACGATGAAGACGTACTCGCCACTGTTCAAGACTTAGCGTGGTAGTGCGATGACACACGATCGTCATAATCCTGTAAGATGTAATTCATGATTCGACGAACGAGCCTTGCGCTCGCAACGTTGTCGCTGATCGCTTCGTGCGGTGGCGGTGTGAACGACACAACGTCAGTACCCCCACAGACGACCCCTATTGTGTTATCGCCCGTCACTGCACAAGCACCAGCAACAACAACAACATCAACAACGACAAGCACAACAACGACTGAAGTACCTTTACAGTCAGACCCGCTTGATTACATTGACGAGCAACGACAACTACACGGTCAATGCGGTGAATGGCACGATCTTGCACTTGAAGTCGGTTGGCAAGAAGAACAATGGCCCACGTTGAGTGCTGTCTTGTTTCGAGAAAGCCGTTGCACGTTCGACGCATGGAACGGTTCAGACGCAGGCTTGAGCCAGATCAATCAGATTCACACTTCGTGGTTGAACGAGATGGGTCTTTCACACCCTGACGATATGTTCGACCCTCGCAAGAATCTTTGGTTCGCTCACAAGTTGTTCTCTTCACGTGAAGAGAAGGGTCAATGCGGTTGGCAACCTTGGTCAAAGCCTTGCAACTAACTTGCTGACTCGTTGATCTCTTTGCATCGAGTGCAACGTATGCGCCAAGGTGAAGTGATCATCTCAGCAAGTAACTTGCCGCAGTTGCCACAGCGCACGCTTGTGCGTGTCGCACGTTCAACTTCGGGTACAAGCCTTGTCTCTGCATAAGGGTCAACAGTCATCAGTACGCTCGTGTGACATTGAAGTTCTGTACGAAGATCACTCGATCTTGACTGTCACGTTCAAGAACAAACGGCGACTGAATCGCAGTCACACGGTTGTATCTCGTACCCGATAACGACATATTGACGATGCCTTCAAGAGTTGCCCAACAAAGATTGATCAGCGACTCTGCTGACGCATACAACACTGCACGCACAGCGATCTGCACACTCGGATTCTGCAACACAGGCAGACCGCTACCCATCGTGTTGTCAGGTGCTGACCCGCCGTACTCGTACAGAACAACACAAGTATCAGGTGAGTCAGGCATACGACCGAGAAAGAGATTCGTACCGAGCGTCAAAGACGCTTGCTGTGAATCAAGATAAGTTGCGATATCAACAAGCGTTGTCATCAACTACGACCTGTGCCGAGTTGATAATGCTTACGAACATACGCTGTCAAAGTCTCAGTGAAGTTCGCTGTGTACTGCTTGAAAGGTCGCTCAAGATACTTCGGGCCTCGACCCGTAGCAGGGTCAATACCCGGCCCTGTTCCTTGTCGCCCGCCGACTTTACTTTTGTTCGGTGGTTTCGGCGGGTGATAGAAGTCAAGACGTTCGTGTTGCACAAGAGCGTACGGTGTTGCACTGTTGCCGTATCCGACTTCAACCTTGTACGTCGTTCCTATGTTGCTCTCTTCAACACTTCGACTCGTGCGAAGTATTCCCTCGTCGACGGGTACCAGTTGTTCGCTTGCGTTGCTGATGTCTTCTGCCATGTTCTTGAGACCTGCACGCAAAGCAAGAGACACACCTTCAGCGTCAGCAATCAGAGCACGATGAATTTCACTCATGTTCTGAGTCTTCACTTTGATCGTGACAGGCTTTGCCATCAGTTGCGTCTCGGTTCACCAAGTGCAAGCACGACGCATTGTTGACCGAACTCGTCTGATCGAATATCAGTTTCGACGATAACTCTTGAAACACCGCTGACAGTGAGAAGATCATCAGTCGATGGTGAATAAGTCGTTGAGGGAATGTATGCGATGTAATCGATGACTGCTTGATCTGTTGATGCGTTGCGCTTGCTCGCAGATATCTTCTGCACGTAAGCCTTGTACGTTGTGCCACTGCCTGCGTTCAAGACTTCGCCATACGAGTTGATCGAAGATCGAGGCGTGACTGTCACAGTCTGCGTTGCAAGTTGCAACAGTTCAGTCATGAAGTCGTTACTCGCTGTCATTGATCAGCACCGCCACCAAATATCTGTACACCCGTGATCGTGTTATTCGCACCACCATCGTCGACGTTCTGAAACTGACCTGATGCGAACCAACCTCTGAACACGTCACTGTTGTCTTGATCAATCTCTTTATCACTGATCGACAAACCACCAGCGTACGCAATCGGCACGAAGTTCTGAACTTTCGCCATCGCATTGAACTGTGATGCTTGCGCCAAATACCCTTGTGCTTTCTGCGACAACTTCACGTTCAAGTCACCGATCTGCTTATCAGCAAGACGAGCCAACTTTGACGCAATAGTTAGACAGCATCGGTACGCCGCATCGTATAGAGCGTTCGTACCCGTTGAAGTACCTGATGCTTCAGTGTTCACCCACGATATTTCTTCATTCGATAACAGTTGATCAGTTGTGTCAGTGTCACCAATAAGGAATCTGATTGCGTCTTTAGCGTTAGCAGACGGGTCGCCACCATAAGTCCATGTCATTGTCGCTCATCTCACTTGATCGTCGGAAGAGTGAACACAGAACCAATCGGTGTGCCAGAAATTAAGTCAACGTATATCCCATCAGGGCAAGCGATACCGTTTGGCCCAAACCAATGAGTCTCGTGATCTCCATTCGCTGGTTTAATGAGAGCAACGATCGGGTCAGTGTTTGCGTCGCCGTTGTGAAGGTGCAAGTGAACTTGACCGTGAGAAGAATCACCAATAGTAATCCCCATCAGAACAACCGCGCTTGCTGTCTGTACACCTGAAGTCGCTCGAATTTTTGTTGCTGTCACTGCGCTTGTTTGTGTTGTGTTTCTCATATGTGACTCCGTGAATGACTAAGGCCGAGACTGATGCGTTCTAGCACCAGTCTCGGCCTGAGTGCCGTAGTTGAGTTGTATTACTTGCGGTAGAAAGTAACGCCTGTCGCTGAGTCGTAACGAACCAACCAAGTACCTGACGTTGCCGCAGGCACAGTTGCAAGTCCAACGAGAGTGACACCTGTTGCACCAGCAACAAGAGTGATCGTTGCGGCTGATGCGGCAAGGTTCACGATCGTGAACTCTGTGCAGTCACCGACTTGTTGACCAGCGAGCAGAGCAATGATGTCAGCACCGATCGCAGTTGTTACGTTGCGAGCGGTCGTTGGTGTTGAAGTGACAAGAGTGTTCGTAACGATATGAGCCGCAGTAGCAACCATCGACGCACCATCAGCGATAGTTGCCGCAGTGCGCTTGACGCTTGCAGTGCCACGAAGACGTGTCGGGCCGCTTACTTCAAGAGCACCGACGAGTGCAGTACCACGAGTGATTCGATTGAAAGCCATGTGAGTCTCCTAATTACGCAGTGACGCAGTTGCTGAAGAAGTAACCGAGCGGTGTACCGACAGCCTTGAAGTCCCAAGCGGATTCAATTTCAAGACGATCTGCACGCAAGTGATCCATACGGAAACGTGAGACAGCAGTCGAAGTACCGAGACCGCCACCAACACCGTTCCACACGAAGTTGTAACCTGCTGATGCGCTCATGATTCCAGCGGCTGGTGCGACGTAACACAAGAGAGCGTCTTTGTCGCCCATCTGTGCGTAAGTTGCTGATGCGCCTTCTTTTGCTGAGTTGAATACGCCCTTCATGACCATGACACGGGGAACGTCGAGCACTTTGCCGATGAGTTCAGGTGTGATGCTGTCTGCTGACGTGTACTTGTAACGATCAACGAAGTCGCTGTGGTTACGAAGAGTCTTGTAGGTTGCGTACGACAACACGAGAGTGTTGGGCAAGTAGCCAGTGTTCGTCAAGATGGTGTTCACACCAGTCTGAATGTCACCGATCGGGTCAGAACCTGATGCGTCCCACAAAGTCGAAGGCGTAGCGTCAGTTCCCCAAACAGAAGTCGTGAAGAACTTGCTAGCCCAATCACGCTCTTGACGAATCATCATCTGATGAGCAAGGAACTTTGTTGCGTCCATGTCGGGGTCAAGTGGCGAATCGCTGTTCGCACGAACCTGATCGCCAATGTCTTTGTGCAAAGCCCAAACACTTGACGAGTAACTTGAGGTCGACAGCGAGTAGCCGCTTCCTGCTGATTCAGTTCCGTCAGCACGATACTGTGCCTGATCACGGTAGAAGTCTGCTTGCGAGTACGTGAAGTACAAGTCAGATTGCTTGTTCACCGAAACAGTCGGGAACACTTTTGATGCGACAAAGTTGTCGACTTCGTTCATGTAAGCGACGCTCAAGTTGGTGAGCACCGCATCGATATGAACTTGGTTCTGAGTGGGCTGTGCCATGACTGGTTCTTCTTTCTAGATCAGGCGCAACGAGCGTTGCTTGGGTTGAGGAACATTGTGACGATATTGCCTGCGGCGGCGGCTTCAATAGCCTGACCCATGACGAAGACAGTTGTATCAGTACCGCTAGTGATCGCATCTGCTTGCGAATCGCTCGAAGTACCAATGATGTTGCCAGCGGCAAGGTTTCCATCGGCAACAACTTTGCTGATACCGAAGATTGCAATCTCAGCAGACTGACCGCTAGTCGGTGTGTTCTGCAAGATGCCGATCGGCTTGTCAGTGATTGCATCGCAAACATTGACAGTAGTTGCAGACGCTAACTTCACGAAGTGAAATTGCTTTGCTGACAAGTCAGCGGCGGCAACAAGGTTGCCTAATTTGATCTGTGCGCCTTCGTAAGCCATGTTCAGCGGCCTTTCTCAATGAGGTATTGGTTGTATAGGTCTTTGTTGGACTCAGCAACAAGCGTCACTGCCTTTGCGAAAGACGGTGCTCGACCTTCGCTGACGAGTGCGTGTGCTTGTGCAGAGATCGTTGTCCATGCGTCTTCGCCATTGTTCGATGCAGTTGTGCCGATCTCTTTCAAGAGATCAGATTCACGCAACGCACGTGACGATGCTTCAAGGACTTTCTCGACGATGAGTGCTTCAGCAGGCATCGTGTCACGCAGAGCGCACAACACAGGTGCGAACTCAGCGGGGTCGAGTTCAGGCAAGATTGACCATGCGTGTGCAGAGTCGACAGCCTTTTCAAGAGCACGAGTCGACTTCAAGACTTCTGATTCGTGACGTGCATCGTCTAACTGCTTGCGAAGATCAGAGAGTTCTTTGCGGATCTCTTCATCGAAAGATGCCTTCTCTACTTCAACTGCGGGGGTCTCAGTAACTTCGAGGTCCATGCTTGTCTCCTTATTTACGGCGGCTGGATTGATTACTTCATCAAGTGTTGCAGTCAAGTCTTCTGACTTCATGACTAGCCAACCTTCGTGAAGATGAGCGGGGTGATCGACACCACTTGTCTCTTTGACCATCAGGTCTGCGAGTTTCGTTGAACGTGCCATCGCTGTGAATCGTAGACACCTGCGTCGATTATCCGTTGTAACTCTGCAAAGAACTTCCAATGATCTTTCGTTCTTGATCAGTACAGTGATTGATCATGCTTGCTGAACGTACTGCTCGAACATTGTTTGCGTGCGTTGCGTTCATCTCTTTGAGTGCTATCGCATCGTCGTGTGGATACGACGGGAAATATCGATACACGTGTCAAGACCCAGCGAATTGGGAACTGGCAGAGTGCAAGCCACCAATCTGTGAACCAACAGGCAACTGTTCTGAGACTCTCGTATGGGGTAATTCTAATGGCTCGTAAGCGTTACGCACCCGAAGAGAT